TCAATAGATGGCGGAGCGGCGCTTCGGCAGATCACCCGATACCGTGGTCAGCCTAAGAGTGGGGTTGGCGTTCTGATTGAGCAGACAGAGAGAACGCCTGGAGTACTGCGAGTATCCGCATACATAATTTAACATAATATACATTATGCGAAGCCTAGGTAGGATCGCTGTAGGGCGAGGTGCCTTCATTTCGAGCCTCACGCTCTGCCCAAAGCGTCGAGCCACCAGAAGAGCACGCCCAAGCAAGCCGGTTCAGCTGGTCATCAGGAATCGTCGAAGACTCGGCATCGAGGCGATCCAGAAGCTGCTGCAGCATGTTCAGTTCTTCCAGTGTCATCGCCAAGGCCTCGAGGAATATTCGGAGTCAGGAACCACGGTAACGGGAACGCTGGCATACGTCGACGCGGCGTTGACGACAGGCTGAGCCTGACTGCTGGCCACGCCCGCCGCCGTACTGGCCGCTGACGCGTCCCGCCCGGCCGCGGTCGCGGCTGAACGATCAGGGATGGCCGGGTCGAAAACGCCGTATTCAACGTAGGCCATGCAGGCCTCAAACGAGATATCGAGCCGCGAGCCCTGCTGACTGTTGCAGCGGCAACCGTAGAGCTTGCCCTCGCGGTAGCCAGTCACCATGCGCTTGGCGTTCTTCTGGATGAAGTAATCGTCCCTGGACGACACACAAAACGGCTTGGGATACGCCACCGGCTTGGTGATCTCGTCATAGATCGGTGCCGAACTGGGCACGTCAGGGATGCGCGGAAGCCGATCAGCGATGTATTGCGCCTTGCTCGCGTGCTGCTCAGGAGCCGGGCCAACACCCAGCGACGAGCCCTGTTTGACATCGGCTGGCTTGGCTACCTCAGCAACCGGTTCATCATGCTTTGCATAGCGACTCCACCAGATTTTGCCGACGCCCAGTGCGAGCAGCACCGCGCAACCAATCAGCACATACATGGCCTTCGGAGCCTTGAACTTGAAGTGGTGGCCAGTGCCTTCCTTGACCGACTCGTAACAGCCGAAATAGGTCTTATCGATCAGCATCCTGGACGACTGGCCGTTCTCAAATTCCAGCTTGTTGCCGTTGACGCCAAGCTCCGGTTTCTCGAACTCCCAGCGCTTAACCACCTGACCCTTGCCGCCCCGGTAGTAATGGATATGGCTGTTGCACAGCTCGCGCATGTGAGCATCGATCAGCTTCGGGCTCTGCGTGATGCAGTGCAGTTCGTGGCCGTCCTTACGCATGATTTCAAGCCGGCTGGCGTACTCAGGAACCTTGGAGCCCTGCGGCCGCGTGCGGAACCAAGTCTGCGCCTCATCGATAACGATCATGGCGTTAGCTGGCAGCTCGAACCATTTTTCCGGCGTGTCGAATTCGACCCATTCAGCCTTGATGGCCGGGTGATCCGGCTTGAATTTCGTGATGTTGCAGTAGTAGACCTTGCGGCCTTCGCGAGCCGCCTTCTCGTCCAGTTCCTTGATCGTATTGAGCGTCTTACTGTGGCCCTGCAGGCCCGTACGGAGCACGAACATGGTTAGCCACCCTTCCCTACGCTGCCCAGCTTGGAAATGCTGCCAGAGGCCTTATCGAGGCCCGCAATCGTGGCGCGAGCAGTGACCGCCCCAAGCATGATGTTCACCGCGACATCGATCTTGGCCAGGCCGAACAACGCGAGGTACGCGGCACCGTTCGCGCCGATGTTATGGATAACTGCATCACGCACCTGATCCATGAGCAGCGTGATGCCGGTATAGGTCACCATGCCGACGCCGATAGCCGTCAGGACCTTGGCCACCAGCGGGCCGAGGATCGAGCTGAGAAACGAAAAAATCGCTACGAATTGCATATCAGGCACCTCAGCCAATGCCGCGACCGACATAGATCGCGAAGAACAAGCTCGCCATGCCGACGATCACCGGAGCCAAGCCAGTGGCGAGGTCGCAGGTTGGTTGCCAGCTCAGTTCAGTGCTGACGCCATTGCCAGACCGCAGGTTGATACGGATCGGCGCCGGACAAGACGACGGGAGCCAACGCGACGCACCGATCGCGGACGAAAACAGGCCGCCGACATCGTGATCATCCTCGGTCAGCTGGTACTCAGCCTTGGCAATCTCCGATTCAATGCCGGGCTTGGCGTCCTCGTAGTTCCAGGCGCAGCGGGATTCCTTCTCTTGCTTGAGGATGGCGCACTGGATGACGTCGCCGGAGCACGCCAGCGGCTGTCCACACTGGTCGCCAGTAACTTCATCCTCGGCCTCCTCTTCGTCCTCCTGATCGTCCTTGCCCTCTTCGCCCGTTCCGGTTTCGTTCTTACATCCAGGACCTGAGCAACTTGATGAACTTCCGCCATCACTTCCGTCAGCATTGGTCTTGCCAGTGTTGTTATTGACCGTGGTCGTGGTCGTGCAAGAGTTCACGCCAGTACAAGTGGTCGTGGTAGTAGTTGTGGTGGTCGTAGTTGTTTTCGAGCCATCGCCGTTAGTAGTTTCGGTAACGTCAGTTTTCTTCTCGCTATCCGTCTTATTCGGGCTGGGCTTCTTAACCGTGCAAACAACTTGTCCGTTAGCGGTACCGCAGGAAAGTTTCCCAGGCTCTTTGAACTTGTCCGTCGCAACGCAGGAGTAATGAACGCGACCCTCGGCGTCAGTAACTTTGTTCGTACACTCATTGGTTTTAGATGCGGCAGGCTTATCATCCGAAGGAGCAACAGCATCTGTAGTGCCGGCTTCACACTTGGAGCCAGTCCCCAGATAGGAGTAATTCTGCCAGAGACCACCAGGGTCACCATTCGCAAAACGGTAGCCAACAGTTGTGGTCGCAGGACGCCCGTAGCCACAGCCGCCAGAGCAGACGGCTGGTGGGGGTTCCTTGTAGTTCGAAATCTTGCCGTTCACCACGTCGGCAAACTTATGGGCGTGCGGGATTTCCTTGCCGGAGCTGGCGGCACACTGATCAGGTTCAGGAGGTACGCAAAACCCAGTTTCGGGGTTGTAGGTATCGCCTGCATCACAGCTAGTGCCGGAGCGCACCGCTGAGCCTTGCGGATAATCCGTAGAAGGACTTCCGGGATATTCCCATATGCACTGGAACTGCGTTGGAACTGCCGTTTTGTCCGCGCGCTTAAACTTCATAGACGTCGGGAACGACTTGCAGGCCGAAACCGGATCAGGAAAAGTTCCCGGTCTGCCGGAAAACATCCAAACATAAGCAGCGCTTGCATCCATTGAAACAAAAAGAGCTGCCAATAGAAGTAATGCGCGCATATTAAATCCGCCCAAAAAAGAGGATCGCAAATGCGACAGTGACAACTATCAGGGAATATTCAGCGGCCGACATATACCAATCTCCAGAAAAAAAGAACCCCGCCGGAGCGGGGTTCGGTGCTTCGGCAACAACTGCCGCGAGGCGTGTTACATCGCGCGACGCATGTACTTGAACGCGGCGATACCGACGATGACGACCAGGACCAGACCACCGATGGTGGCGGCGTCGGTACCGGCGTCGGTAATCGCGGTGGAAACAGCGGTCGGAACATCAGCCATGGCTTGCTGAGCAGCGAGGGCACCGAGGGTCAGGGCGGAACCAACAACGCGGACGAAGGTACGTTTGTACATGAGACTTACTCCTTAGTTGAGCGCTTTTCGCAGCGCGAGATACCCGAAGACGATGGCGAACAGCACCAGGGTTTGGTCCGAAAGCTCCTTGGTGTCTTCGAGAGTGATCCCCGGATCGTGGGGCACTTCGACGAGCGTGCCGGTGCACCGGAGCGAGCCTTCCGACTGCGTCCAGGTGCCATCGCACGCCACTAAATTCATCAGCGAACCGCCAGCCGAGAACGGCGAGCAGCAGCCGCACGGAGGCGCTCAAAGGCCCAGCCAGCGAGGAAGCCGGCGCAGGCCACAGCGAGGCCGATCAACGCGAGACTGAACATCTGAGCGCCCTCCCCTTAACTCGCGGCTTTATCGGCTGCTCTCGAATCGCATCAGCGACAGCACGTACAACCGGATTCACAGCAGCGAAAATGGCGACGTAGAGAACCCAGCCGAAGGCGAAACGAAGCGGCGCTTTCATACCCCCTGCCCTCCCCTTAGCTGGCTTTCTGGACGGGCGCAGAAACCGGAGCAGAAGACGGGCCGGCTTTTTCAGGGACGTCCTGAATACGAAGAGGTGAGCCGACAAGCGAATAACGGATACGCGATTTACCGTTGAAGGAATCGAGCTCATCACGGTAGGGAGCGAACACCTCGACACCGATCTGCGTGCGATAAGCGTTGTGCAAACCGTCCTTGTATTGCTGTCCAGCAACCATGAATTCCACCAAGGTGGTTTCGACGAAACCGTTACGATTCTCGGTTTCTTCATTCACGCCGACGATTGCCCAGGGCTTTTCCTGAGTACCTTTCTGAACAACACCAACAACGAAGCCACGTAGAATTTTCATGCTTAAACCTCTCGGGTTGGTTGGCCGTAGCCAAAAGCGTCACCCACGTAAGGCGCGCCGGATTCGGATTCAACGACTTTGCCGTAGCGCTTAAAGTCGTCGGCAATGCGCCAATGACGCTCGGTTCCCCAGCCCACAGGAAGCCGGGAAATCAAAATGTGAACAGGAGTCGGTGGACCGACAAACTCACGGAAGGAGGAAGGATCAAGATCAGCAGTCGAATACTTGCGAGTGGCAAAAACGCGATGCTGATCGCGAAGGGTCTGCGCCCTACCCTGCAATTTGACCGTTCTCATCAGGCCACCAGCCGCAGCGGCGAAGGCACGACAGCTGAGCGGTAGAAACTAGGGAGCGGCTGCGAGAAGGTGCGCTCGATCTCGCGTACGTTGCGAATGAAAACAACGCCATGGCGAGTCGCATCGAAGGGAGTTTTGATGTCGATATCAAGCTGACGAAGGCGAGCACGGTGTTCCTGAACAGCCGACTTATTGAAGTCAAACTGCTGACCGCACTGCCAGAGAGCAACATAGCCCGCAGTAGTCATTGCAGCCTTTCGGCTATCCACGATTTTCTTGGCAAGCAGCTCATCGGCCACCGTCAAAACATCGAAGTTGGTTATCTCGCACTTGTTGCCAACCATGAGGAACCCCCTATGGATTTCTCGCAATTTCTGCTCATCGAAAAGCCCCCAAAACCGGAGCCCTTCCCGCTTCAAATACTCCGACCGACACTTGATCTCGGAGCGCACCATGCCGACTGATGCACACCAGTCGCGCAGATCCCGCACGTAACGGAATTCGTCTGAATCCTCGCCAAAGGTTCGCTTAACCTTGGGAAGCAAGTGGGCATCCAGCTCCGCCGCCTTGTTGTAGTTGCCCGGATAAACCAAAGAGCCAGCCTTCTCGCCACCTTTTGGTGTCCATACACAGGTATTACCGTCCGGATAGAGGTAGGCGATGGAGTTGCGGAACCGCTGGCTGGATATGCCCCGAAGAAAGGCCCGTTCGTTGCCCTTCCCGACGTAGAAATTGCTAGTGAGATCGAGGCGCTGAAAAATCGCACCATCTGAGATCACCGCGCCGTCCTGAAGCTGATGAATCGAAGTGCAACGAGTCATCACCGGAAGGCCCAGCTCAATCAGCACCGAATTGATCACGCGCATACATCCGTCGAGGGTTTCGATACCGAAAACGTTATCCAGACGATTCAAGCGAGAAGGGTTGCCATCGACCGTAATGCGACGGCCAGCAACATGAATGCGGAAGGTGGTGCAGTAACTACCCTCTGCATAGAAAGCCGGAACAGTCGTAGAGAGAAGCTCCTCAGTCTCAATGCACGACCGTCGACAAATCACTTCGCCCACCTTGGGGAGATCGAAAGGAAAATCCTGATAGGCCTTGATCCAGTCGTAAAACACCTGACAAAGCTCCCTTGCCGGTCCAAGCATCTGGATTTGTCGACAAATCACCATGTCGACTTCGGTGGGATTGTGTATTTGTCGACAAATCGATGTCAATACATTTCAGCAAGCAAACCGTAATATCCCGGAGGCCTTGAAATTGGAACTCAAAGACATGACCGACCAGCTGCGTCTCACCAAGGACGAGCAAGAGCAACTCAGGAAAAAGTCCATAGAAATCAACAACATACTGATCAAAAACGGCCACAGGCCGCTTGATGATCCGAAGCTTCTGCACAAAATCCTTGAGAAATCATTGCCTTACGCTCGGGCGAGCGCGGACGGAGAGATATTTTTCGAGCGTGAGTGACGGGAACCACCCCGGGATTCCGGGGTAAAGTGGGGGTGTTACAGCACCCCCACCCTGCCGGGTGCCGTTCGAGCACCCAAAGCAAAGGAAGCGTATGAGCGCCTGGATGCTAGTAATCGGCCTATCGGCCACAGACCCTAACCCTGCCGTAGCCGCTTTCAATTTCTCCACTGAGAGCGATTGCAGGGGCATTGCATCGGTCATCGAGCAGAAGTCCAGTGCGGCAGGAAGCAAGCTCTACGCGAAGTGCTCAGAAACCATCCCTGTAACCATCGGGCCTGATGGATCAATGGTGACAGAGCACGCGCCGGCGAAGCCCTACGAGAACTAGCTGGGCTAGACGGCTGAACATTCCTCGGAGATCTGCCAGCCCGGCGTGCGCGCATACGAGGTGCTCTGTGATGGGCCGCGATACGCGCAACTGGGTGATCAGGGCGCGAGGTGGTTTCGGAGCGGCGGAAACGACGAAGCCCCGCGAAGGGGCTCCGAGCGATTTTAAGTAACGCGTTGCGGATTCTGGTACCGGAAAGCTCCTGCAGGATCGCCTGCAGGACGCCTAGGCGCCGACGAATCGGTACCAGAATTCTCCTGCAGGAAGATCCAGGACCGCGCGAAACGGTACCTATCTGAAGACGCGAATGAGCGTCTCAACCGCGAACTGCCAGCAGCCATCAGGACCGCGAGTCACACGCCAGAAGAGCATGAGTCCGGCGACCATCAACAGGATGGCCACCAGCGCGCATAGCGGCAGCAGCAGGACGAACAGAAGGCCCTCATCCATCGATCAAATCCCCTTGGCCGACCTTCTCCAGCAGCATGGCAGCGGCCGAGCGCGCGGCTTCAAGGGTCTGCCGCTGAACAGCAATGGTGCGGCGGGCGTCAGCTAGCTGGCTTCTGGCCTCCCGCAGTTGCTTGGCGAGGTCCAGGGCGTCCAGGGCGGCACGGTGGAAGGCCTTACTTCCGACCGACTGGCCGGTGAAGGTCTTCATCAGGGCGACATCCTCATCAGAGGCTTCGAACTTGATCAGCAT